TATATCTAATACCGCTGGTGTTGATACTGTGTGATAAGATGACGCCATATTATGCCGCGTTTACAGTTATGATTGGGTATGGTTGGCCAGGGTTAGCATTCGCAACTTGTGCAGTATTGAATGTAACGACATACGGTAGAGCCGTAGTAACATTACCAAATCCATCAGCATTGTGATCAGACAAACGCTCAATATAGATTGTTGCCGAACCAGCATCAGTAGCAGTGATACTCATTGTATTTGGAGTTAATGCAGCACTAACAACATTAGCAGTATAGCATACCCCAGTTAAACCTGATGTTGTACCAGTAACTAAGAATTTGCTACGACCTTTTTGACGAACAATGTAACCAGCTTCTGCTGTTGAGAAGATGTATGGTGCTCCAACTGCATTAACTAATGATGCAGGTCCTGCTAAGTATGCAGTCTGTTGTCTAGCTGTCGTTGCTGCGATATTTGCAGACATTTGAACTTCTGGTCCACCGATCGAAGTTGATACTGTAAATGCATCAGCATTTGCAATATTCTTAACAAAGTAAGTTGTACCTGCTTTTAGTGTACCTATATCAGTAATAAATTGAACTGGTTTATCAACTGTTAAGTTAGTAGCATCACTTGATGATACCCCGATGATGTTGCCTGTAATAACTGTGTTTGCTACTGCTACATCTGTGTTACCTGTTGACGATACAAACCCGACAGTTGAATAATCAGTTGAGATACCATTAACATTTGCAGTGCCTGCTTGAATTGCAGTACCTGCAACAAAATTAACATCAAGATTAGTACCAGCATCACCCCATACAAGTGCGCTTCCGGTAGATGCATATATTGTACCAGCGCCGGCGATGCCGATAGCTACTGTAGACAATACTTGATTACCATATATACCTGTGTTTCCACCCACGACGCTGTACGTATTTGATGTTCCGTTTGGGTTGTTGAAATATATATCCACGAAACCCACTGTTAGTGCTACTGTTACTGGACCCGCATTACCTAAGGGGAATGGAGTGCTACTTCTATTAGTGCTTAAATCAGTAGCTGAAACTGTGAAGTGAGTAGCATCAATTACAGATAGAACCCAGTATGTTGTTCCTGCAACTAAATTACCAGTTGAAGTAGCTACTACGAATGGCATACCAGCGATGACGCCGGCTGTGGTCAAACTAGTTGATACTGTTACTGCGTTTGTTGATGCTACTGTTGCTGTTAGTACCAAGACTGCTTGTGCCTTGGCGATTTTTAGTGGACGTCCCATTTGATTTCCTTTGTGTTGTGTTGGCGTTCTAGGCCTACGGGGCGGGTTACCCCATAAACTCTCAGAATGAGAGTGTATACTTTATTTATCTGAGGTATGGATTATTCAGTACCAGTGATGGCGTGTGGCATACCTAATTCAGTGATTGTAAACTCGTCCGGAGTTGCTGTGCTTGCTGTTAAGAACGCAACTACATTACCTTGACCAACTATAATAGTTCTTTCTACGAAGTTTGCTGGGATAATTGCAGCATTAGCGTGTCCATATGCAAATCCATCTGAGGTAGGTGCTATTGCATACGCAGCACTTGTCGCATTTGCAGTAGAATTGGTAGTAAATGTTAATGAAGTATTGTTTGCAATAGTTGCTACTTGCCCCCAAACAACGCCGCCCCCAGTGCCACATAACCATTCACCTAAATTAATCTCTGTGGTAAAAGAAGTTCCGGCTCCGGTAACTGTTTTACTTACTGTATTTGCTGTTATGGCGCCGGTTCCTAATACTTTAGGAGATCCAGTTTCGTAATGAATAGCCGACGTAGTTGTAGCGATTCTAATTTTGTCAGTTGCTAAGTTAGCAGACTGCTGTGAAGTTCCGCTAGCTGTGTAAACGTATGATGTCATTTTATTATTCCTATATTCTATTTATTACAATCTGCCGACTGCGACTTCGATAATGCCTTCTATGCCATCAAAGTGTTCTAATGCTTTACCAATGACAGTTCCCATTAATGGAGAATTAGATGGTCGAGCATATCCGTCACCACCGCTTATTAACATATCACCTTTATGTATGATTCCTCTAACTTTACAAGGAACGCGCCCTTGTAATGCTAATGCGACTATGAATTCACCTTTACAAGTGGAATTCATTACATATGCAGGATTAGTTGACACGACGCCTGCGACTTTATTGGTAGCATCTACTGCTAAAGTAACTTCTTGTTCTCCACCAAATGCAAGAACTGTCCCTGGTGCATACTCGGCATCAGCAGAATAATATTCAGCTAAGTCAGCATAAGTAGCAGTCAACTTAGAACCTGCACTTAGACCCCAGTTACCAGTGATAGTACCTGCTGTGGTGTTTGCACCTGTTGTTATTATCGTAGTAGTTAATGAACTCAACGTACCAACTGAAGTAATATTTGGTTGTGCTGCTATAGTAACTGTTCCTGATGTACCAGCACTTACTGAATATGTCGCGTTAGCTACGGTACCGGATACGTTAGCACCCACAATAGCAGATAACCCAGAACCATTACCAGTAAATACGCCTGTATTAGCAGTAAATGCAACACCAGTCGTTGTTCCATTGACACCTAAACTTGTTAGCGTACCAACTGAAGTTATGTTGGGTTGTGCAGCAGTACTTACGGTAGCTGCATAACCATCAATACTTGTGATACCTGTCAATGACTGCGCTAAGGAACTTCTGTTCAATGCGATATCAGTTGTACCTAGATAGAGAGTGCTATTTCCCAACACAGTTGAATTGATAGTACCAGTAAAGTTTGCTCCCTGTAATGAACTCAATCCATTTCCATTACCAGTAAACACCCCTGTATTTGCAGTAAATGCAACACCAGTTGTTGTTCCATTGACCCCGAGTGAAGTCAATGTACCAACTGAAGTTATGTTTGATTGTGTAGCAGAACTTACTGTAGCTGCATACCCATCAATACTTGTGATACCAGTTAATGACTGGGCAAGTGAACTTCTATTTAATGCAATAGATGTTGTCCCGATGTAGTGTGTGCTATTCCCCAACACCGTTGAATTGATAGTGCCAGTGAAGTTTGCACCTTGCAATGAACTCAATCCATTTCCATTACCAGTAAACACCCCTGTATTTGCAGTAAATGCAACACCAGTTGTTGTTCCATTGACCCCGAGTGAAGTCAATGTACCAACTGAAGTAATATTGGGCTGGGCTGCTGTTGTTATTGTACCAGTTAATAATGTAGCAGATAATGCGCCAGTTGCAGCATTAAACGACAGATTTGCGTTACTTGCGTGTGCATAATTAGCAGTTGTGCTTCCGCTAGCAAGCACAGGATAGAATGTACCAGTAGTTTGAGTAGTTACTACTCCGTAATCAGATACATTAGCTCTTGCAACATATAAATTAGGGACTACTGTGGTACTTGTCACTGATAAAGGAGCAGTACCGGTTGCAATATTAGATATTAATCTAGTAGCTGTCACTACACCAGTAGCATTAAGATTACCTACATTAGCATTACCGTTGACTGTTAGCAGATTATTAGCGAAATCAAATGTTATATTTGCAGAACCGGTTATAACACCACCGTTATTATATTGTATAGAGGTATTAGCTCCGCCAGCACCGCCTGAGCCTGAACCACTAATCGCAGATACAGCGATGCCTGAATTTGCAGTATAGACTATGCCTGTACCTGCGACAGCTACAGTTAATGATGCATCACTATATAATGACACGTTACCCGTAGTTGGAAAATTAGTAGCGACTTTTACATAAAAGCTACTACCATTAACTATTGAATTGCCAGCTCCAGTTGCTCCGCTAATCGTAACTTGTGTTGCATTAGTATACGGAGTATTAGCATCTACTGTCATCACGATCGGAGTAGCAGCACTCAATCCTATGATTGTTGTTCTGACAGTTGTTTTTGGTGTCCAGGATAAATTACCTTGCCCATCAGTCTGCAAGACATATCCGATACCGCCGGCGCCATCTATTCTCACATTAGCAACATCACCTAACGAAATTAAGCCACCTGCGCTACCACCGCGATTAACCCAGTTTGTTCCGTCAAATGTTAAGACTTGACCATTGGCACTAGTGGCATTACTAATATTAAGATTACCAAATGAGCCCACCACTTGACTAAAGCTAATATTAGAATACGAAGTTAATACTTCAATGTTTTCATTTGGTGATGATTTACCGATGAATAGACTTTTGGAGTCGGTTGCCCATCCAAATTCTGCATCATCTAGTTGTGGTAGGTCTACTAGATTACCTGAACGCTGCTGTATTTTCGAGATTTGGACAATTGCCATAAGTATGATTCCTCATACTTATTTATCTGTTATAGAAAGATTGGGCTATAAGAATTTAGTGTAGTATTCTTCTACTCTTTTGAACCACATATCAGTATATTTCTCAAACTCAGCACCCTCTACTATAAACTCTTGATATGCGCAAGTAGGGTCACACATAAAGATTACTCCCTTACGGATTTTTGTACCGTGTAATTCATCGTGGGCGGCTGCATAAGCTGCTAATTGAATAAAGTAATCATCAATCCACTCTCGTTTCTTGGGTTTGTTAGTTTGTTTATGATCCATAATAGCTTCACTACCTGAATGAACCCCTGCTAAGTCCGTCATTCCAGCGTAAATCTTAGGGTAATAAACCGGAATCTCAGTCCCCCAGTATTCATTGCAGTTGACTAACCCCTGCTCAATGATCGTCTTAGCCATTGCATTGCTTTGAATACTATATGGATTACTGCCGGGTGCAGTTAATATTCCTGTCTTAATATAATCTTCCAAATATTTGTGCATACGAGTACCACGTCCTGCTGCTTCAGTAGTAATCTCTTGCGCTTTAGCTACCCCAACTCGCTTTCGCCAGTTCTGTAATATTTGTTTCTTTTCTTCGGGTGTAGTTGCACTAAGAATTGTAGTAACACTGGGTAGTTTCTCACCATCTGGTGTAGCATACTTGCGTGTACCATCAATCGTTTCACGACTTAAAGGGATATAGTTGAACTTGTTTGGAATATACATTATAGACGATTATAGACGATTACAGTCTATAAGTCAATAAGTTTGGTTACCTGTTATTCTTTGCTGCAATCTGCCAATCATTGAGCGGTGTGTTCTTTTGTATTACGAACTTATCAATGGGCAAATAATCAGTATTCAGTTTAATAGTAAATTTACCGAATAAGCGTTGTATTTCAGATAGTGTATATTCTGCTAATACTTGCTGAGCTTCAGGACCATCGTGTAAACAAGGCAATGGGGTAAACTGTCTGATCTTAGTAGGAAATGAATCTATATGAAACTGATTATACGCGGCTTCATACATCTGATTACATTTTTTAGTATGTATAAATTTAGTAAATTCTGTAGTTGACATATCGTGGGAATAATCTGTCATCAAATATGGAATATTCATTGCTTTAAATAAATTCTGAAGTGAAACTTTGTAGAGCAATGTTTTTCTAAGAAAATCTTCTTCATTCCAATGAGGGATAACTGCATTTTTATACAAATCATTATCTGTCGGATATTCTCCGGCCGGATGCGGTACACCTCGATAATCTTTTAATAAGTTATTACGATCACCTTTTTCGTACCAGGCTTCCCTCCGCCATGGTTGACTCCACGCTATTATTACAAAGGGTTTGCTACCAGTAGGTAAGTTCTCGTAAATATATTCATATGTTCTTCTATGAATGCCGTCGTTACCTGATCCACGGACAGCAAGATTTACAACAGGTATGTCAAGCTCTTTTGCAACAAGTGCAGGCCAAGCTTGAGTTGCAGGGTCTTCTAATCCCTGTCCATAAGTCCAACTGCATCCGTTGACCACTAAGTGTGTAATCTCAGTCATACTCTAAAACTTTCCCCGCATCCACATCTATCTCGCTCATTAGGATTTTTGAATTCAAACCCTTCATTTAGACCATTGCGAACATAATCTACTATCATACCCTGAACATATGCGCAACTTTTAGGATCAATGTATAAACTGCACCCGCTGCAATCAACTACTATATCGTCGGGAAGTGCCGTATCAACAAATTCAAGAACATAGGCAAGACCGGAACACCCGGTCGTTTTGACTCCTATCTTGAGTCCTAGTCCTTTGCCTCGTTTTGCTATCGTCTGTTTTACTTTTAATGCTGCTTTATCCGTGATAGTTATCATTTTTTTGCAGCATTATGTGCCATTGTGCTAACAATCTTCTTACTCTGATCAACATCGGTTGGAGCGTCAGGTGATTTTTGCCCCTTGAAAATAACAGTATCACCTTGTATGTTATCAATAATGTTTTTAAGAGGGGGCTTCTTAATCATATTATATAAATCAGCCTGATCGATGTGTATATCATTTCCTTTAAGGTAATGTAATAACTCATCGACAGTCCATTCTGTCTTTTCTTGTCCGCTATCAATGCCAGCTTTGAGCTGGCTTGTAGTTGCAACTAATTGCGAAGCCAGATCATTGATACCTGTAAACTCATATAATAGCATAGCTATTATCTTCTAGCACGGCCTACACTCGTGGGTGCAGCAAGAGGTTCTTCTTCAGGGAATTCCTCTTCTTCTGGTGGCATTTCATCAGTTGGGAATTCTTCTTCTTCTGGTGGCATTTCATCAGTTGGGAATTCCTCTTCTGGCATTCCAGTATCGTCACCAAATGATTCGCCGCCACCTTGACCAGTGATAACGCCAAGTGCGCCTTGCAATGTTGTCTTTGACTGTGTTAATGCAGCAGTTAAAGAAGTCAATGCTTCGCTTGCTTGTGTGCTAAACTGTTCGCTTTCGTTAACGCCAATTTCTGATTGAACGCTGTCTACTAAAGCAGGCATTTCTTTTACTAACATATCGCTTACTTGCTCAAGCATTTTCTGAATGCTATCAACCATATCCTGAGCAGCTAAAACCACTTGTGATTTTTCTACTTCTTCGTTTTCTACAACGATACGAGTTGATGAACGTGATTTATATTCATTCATCTGCTTAGTTAAAGCCTGACTCATAAACATAAGTTTCATATATGCCGGGTTGTTCTGGCTTGAGTAAAAATCAGAAGATTCTCTAGTTTCAGCGATTAAGCCGCGCACCTTGCGTAGCATATTATTAGTAGCTGAAGGCGATAACGAACCGACATTGAACGGCAAGTTATAGTTTTCTGATAATGCTTTTTTAGCAGTAGCGATTGTTGTGTTGTTAAATTCAGTTAGTTTCATAGTTGTGTTCCAAGACTAGTATGTAGTATTTATCTTTCTTATATTATTGTCTGGTTTTTGATCAAACCGCTTTGTTTGCCACTTTCTTGAATCAGACATATAAGTATATAGCTCATCAGTGATTACTTTCTTTTTCAGTTTATCATCATCTAATTTAGCGATATATATCAATTTTTCTTCAGTATTTTTACTTTTCTTGAATAGCTTACTATGCACTAGGATATCAATATCCACACTGCTTAGCTTGTAATCTAATTCAGCTATCCTCGAGGCTTCTCTTACTTTATCTCGCACATCAAATATACACCAAGCAACTGCATTTTGTAGATTGTAAAAAGTCGTATATTTAGTTACAGTATTACTTCCTACGATGAATTCACCGGATGCTATTTTGTTGATACTGTATTTATTGAATAGTTGGTAAGTGCCGTCTGCATCTTGAAAAATAATGATATTTTGTAGATTAGGTAGCATTCCGTGCTTGATTGCACGTTCGACAACTGCCATTTTTCTGTTATTGTTCATACTTTGCTACCTTAAAATAGATGTTACTTAGTTCATCGGACGTGTCTAAGAATGCAGGCAGTTTATCCCAGGCTGTATTGCACTTGATCATTGGGATATTATTACAATCACTATATAATGCACCTAACTCAGTGATTCCATTATCAAACACACTAGGGTGTTGAATTTCAAAATCAAAAGACCAGCAGTTATATAATTCATCCTCTTGTTGTTCAAATAAGAATCCAAACTTATCAAATTCGTCAAATCTTATCTGAGTTTTTTCAGGAGGTCGAGTCACTTCTGGTTGAGAGCGTAGAGAAACTGCTTGTATGACTGTATCAAAGTTGCATTGCGTATTACGCTTATGCAACCATGCAACCATATCCTCATCGGGTGCCGGTTTTTGTCTATTGATAATCCCGGTCGGTGTGATATCAAATAATGTGTAGCACGTAATAATAAAACTCATATACTCTATTTAGAGCCGTAAAAAAGCCCCAAGAAAAATCTTAGGGCTTTTGTTAATCAGTAATTGATTAAGAAGCTGAAGTTAGAGTAGAAGCTAATCTGAAACCAGCGTTTGAACCGTCTTTGGCAGTAGCAGTAGTAGCTGCACCTGATACTAACGCTCCGGACAAGTCGTATGTGTTAACTGTGCCTAGAGCTTGAATTGCTGTTTGGATGTTGAAAGCTGCTGTACCTAGTGCAGTTTCGCCATATGCGCCAACTGGATATAGACCAACTGACATGTTTGTAGCGTTAGCTGTAGCTGATACTGAATAGATCATAACAGTTGCTAATTGCTCTAAGCTTTGTAGAACAGCAGCAATAGCACCAGATACGCCTAACTGAGTAGTAGGAGCAGCACCTAAGTCGAAGCTGAAGAAGTCCATTGCTGGACCGATGAAGTTTGTAGTTGCGCCGGTAGCAGCAGCGGTAGAAGCAACTGGGCCGTTCAATGTGTCGATAGCGAATACTGGTTGTGCATCGCCGTGTGTACGTGTAAATCCTGACATAATATATTTCCTTAAAAGTTTGTGAGCATGTAGCTCATACTATTATTTATGCCAGGAAGAAAAAAAGGCGGATTTAACTATCCTCTACCAGCCAAATTCTGACGACTAAATCCCATTCGGTCAATAAACTTTAGCCCATTACTAACGAAACCTTCGTGAGTTTCTGATCCGTCTTGTAGATATCCCTTGACCGGAGATGCTTTTGCAGCAGCGTTTAACTGAGCAACCATATTCATTTTTAACTGATACAATGCTATCCAGATACTAAATGCACCAATAATTCCTGCTTGATTAGCGTGAAAATGCTCAGCTAATTTGTACGCCATCTTCTCAGTCATTGGGCGTGTCTTAAAGAATCCCATAAAATCTTCTACAAGATTATCTAAGTTTCCTGATACTATCTTCTTATTGATATAAACAGTGAACAGTTGATTAAATGAGTTTTTTGCTTGTGGGGCAGTATTTAACATCTTATCAACATCAGGGCCGTATTTTGCAATTGCAGATTTAGCATTCTTTACTAAAGCAGCATCTGCCTTCACTTTGGGGGTGTTTGGCATTGCACTCGGGACAATAGCGACTTCTGAATTGTTCTTTAAATTGCCGATTGTACCGTTCAATGTCGTAGCTGAATCAGTATCGGGTGCATCCGGGGCTAATTGCTGATGAACAGCAACTCCGGCGATCTTTCCTGCCATTATCTTGCCAATATCGCTATTTACATCTACTGTATATGTGATACCGTTTGGATTGGCTTTGAAAGTAAATACACCGTTCTTATCTGTTAGCGGACGGCTAAACAACAAGTCACCCCAGTAATAACCCTTAGCGGTGCTTGATGCTTTTGATAGCCCAGGCCAAATCTCATTCACTAATCTATGAAGGTCGCTACGATCTACGCCGCGGGCAATGTCGTATTGCACAAACTGTTCAGGACTATAAACTGCTCTACCAGTCCCGTCTTTCTTATTGAACATATGCTTGTCCATAATACTAAACTTACCGTTAGAGTCTCGTCCGAATATCAATGCAGGGTATCCGTCCCACTTGATAGTAACAGTAGTAGGATTCTTAGCAGTTGCAACCATGGCATTTAATGCTTGAGTAGCTCCTGCACTGCCTCCCAAGAAGATTAAGTCTTCAGGATGATCCAAGTGGCCTTTGCCTTCTACGATAGTAGCTGCAATAGTATCAAGTTTCTTAGCGAGTGATGATAATGATTCTGACATGTTATTCCTCACCCCATTTTTTTACGATTTTGTTCTTGCTTTCAGCAGCAACTGTTCGTCTAGCTCTGGCCGCAGCTTCAGCAGCCGCCCTCTCTTGTGGAGTAGCACGCTGTCTAGGCTGTGCAGTAGTACGATTCATATTTGCTTGGGCCGCCGCAGCATTTGCTGCTAATTTAGTTTGTCTATTTTGTGCAATTTGATCAGTTGATACTGGCATAGTCGAGGCAGGTGCTTGTCTATTTGCCAATGATTTAGCGGCGGGTTGTTGCCATCCTGACAATGATCCAGCTGCTGGTGCTTGGCGTTGCTGAGGAGTTTGTGTTGTCGGGGCAGCGTTTGCCTGCTGTATGGCATATACTTGTTTTCCTAATTGACGCAGGGCTTGCAAATATTTATTAGGATCTGTGTAGTTCTTTTGAACTGTATTGATTGCATTTTTGATGTTAGCCTGCGCCGCTGCATCTGTACTAAAAGTACTATTTCTTAATCGTGAATCTACACTAGCCTTTAACACCGTGCTCAGTTGCTCAGGGGAGAAATTGGGGATACGGCGTATTTGATTTCTTGTAGTAGACACAAAATCCTGAATGAATTTCTTACTAACAGGATCGGTTCCGGTTAGTGTAGTAGGGATTCCTGCGCCCTTTGCAAATGAAGATATAAGCCCCTCTTCTATCTTATTAGCAGTTATAAATTCATTCTGTTTCACTGTTTTTCCTTAAAGATTTTGCAAATCTACTTTGGTCTCTGCTTTTTATAGCTCCTAGTAGTTTTCTTTCTAGGATTTGGCATTGTTCTTCAGTGTAATGCTTATTCATTAGCTCTAATAGGTTAATGGCGCTGGTTATGATATTGTTGGCTCTACTTTCAATAATGTGAGTTGTATCACGATTATGACTAATAGACTCCAATTCTTCCAGAAGACTGCGAGTATTTTTTTGCATATCAGTATTTATGCTTACCAGTCTATTATTTCTTTAAATTATTCAATAGTGCATGCAGCTTATTACCCTGCACATTTGCTACTATTTTTTTAGTCAGCGGCTCAGAATTATCTGATAGTTGTGATATATCAGTGTACGGCGTGGGTTTTATACTGCTCATAATAGCATTGGGTGATGGCTGGGGCTTACGATATGAACTGCTATCATCTTCCGGATCAGGATCAGTAATACGCATCGTTTCAATATTATATTCTAAGTCAACCTTCATACCAACCCCTGTTGAACTACGAGACTTCATACATTGAATTTGATACTTTCCGCGCTCACGCATACTACGACTTGTGAAGATACCGAACACATTATCTGCTGTATTGATTTTTGAGATACCGCCTGCAATGTGACTGTGGTCGAACTCAACTTCATCAACTGCACTACGATTCAACTGTGAAGCAGTAACAAATAGCACGCCAAGTTCCTTAGCCAAGTTACGCAATTCTTCTGCAACATACTTGTCTTTAATAAACTGATCGTTGGGACTGACCTTAACTGACACTGGCATAACTAAGTCTAGGTAATCGACCATAACAAAGTCAATCTTGATACCAGCCTGAATTTGCACCTCTTTCAAATAAGCACGAATATCATTTACATTTGATTGCGCTGGTAATCCCTTAACCCGATACTTACCGGATTTTTTACCTATCATCTTAACTTTAAGTCCGGTATTATCAATATCCCTGCGAATATCTTTCGTTCCCATACTGGTCAACATAGCGTCAGTTCGCAATGAGGTCAATTCTTCAGACAATTCTAATGTGATATATACACCACTCAATCCTACTTTGAGCCAGTTCAAAGCAAGATTCATCATAACAAGAGATTTACCTGATCCTGAACCACCTGCAAAGATGTTCAACTCTCCTCGACTCATTCCACCGTATAGAATTTTATCCATCTGTGGCCAGCCAGTTGATACTTGTCCACCTGAGTTAAAATACTTGTTGATACGAGCCGCTGGATCAGCAAAGTAATCAGTTCCCATATCTTTCTGTAAACTGATTTGAACCGCATCTTTGATAAGCTTCTCTACCGGGGCAAAGTCACCCTTCTCAAGTAAATCCGCAGCCGAAAGAATTGCCCGCTCTAACTCTTGTCGCTTAGTGAATGATTCAAATTCATCAAAGAACCATTCAAAATGCCCGTCGGTCAACTCAGGCACAGGATCAATATCAATACCAGTGGTTGCTTTAATTTGAGTAGCATCAGGCAATACTTTGTATTTGTCGGTGTGTTCTTTGAACATTTCTGCAACGGGGCGCAAAGACTTATCAAAGTTAGCACTGTTCATAATATTCATAACCCGAGTATATAACTCAGAGTTAGTCAGCATCATCCGCAAAAACAATTTTTGCACATCAGGAGTATACTCAAGTTGTTTCTTAGATTCTGTTTGCTTTTTCAATTTTTTTCCTTTGCATTTCTATTTTGATTTTACTCATTGTGGCTGACTGTAATATACTCATTAGTGTAGGTAGCTTACCATATCTTATTATTGCGTCATTTACATCCTTGACGTCCGGGTGCCAGTTTGGTAAACTAACACTATATCCTAACTCTAATGCACGATTACATACATCAAGCCCTGTTTTGTCTCTATCGGGTACTACGATTATTTGTTTGTTTAATTGTGCTAATACTTGTGCCTGATCATCATTTATCGTATTGTGCATAAAAGCACACGCATTCAAACTTAATGCATCAAAGATACCTTCAACTAATAAACACACGCTCCAGTCTGCTTTTTGAAAGTCGTATCCAAACACATACCCAGCTTGTTGATCGTTGATATACTTTGGTAGTTTGTTATCTAAATACCTACTCGTATGACCTACAATTTTATTCTTGTAAGTATATGGTACGATTATTCTATTGTTGTTTCTACCTACCGCGTGCGGTGTTATCATAAACGGATATTCAGCGGGACGAATATCTCGCTTTAATAAGTAGTCAGTATATACTTTGTGTGCTGGATTGTGTATATCTAACATTTCAGCGTCAGGCGGTAAAGTATGCTCTTTGAACTTTATTTTCTTACGAGGAATTATCTCACCTGAGAAATCTAATAAGTCCTTGTGTTGTAGACTTTCGAGGCTCCATCGTTGAACTTGTTCGCTGTCAACTCCTGACCAAATCATAAGTTGTCTGGTCTTTATGCTGATGCTTTTACCCAATACAAAGTTGCAAGTATATCCGCAGTTAAAGCAATGCATAGACCATTTTGATTGACCATCAAACTTAATACCACCTCGCATTCTACGATCAGGCTTGTGCCCAAGATGGCTACAGCAGACGGCATTGAAACTTGTCCAGCCGCTGCTGGTCTGTTTCTTTTTGCCGGGGAGTATAGAAAGAATATCGAACATTGTTCACTATTATAACATAGTGAACATCTGAACGCAATAGATGCGGTAACCTATCTGGTTAAAATATTAGTAACAGCACCCACATTACTTACGAACTGTATTTGAATATACGGGTGAAACCCGCTAATAGTATATCCTTTTGTATCGGTAACATTAGAATAGGTATATGTATTACCGATGTTATACCAGTCTCCGTCAACTATCGTGGAACCTTGTATCTGCACATTACCGTAGTACCCGGTATATTCTGCTTGAATGGTTACTAATGGATTATCGTCAGTATTCCAAACACTTGTGAAATAAGTCAATGCATTTGAATTCGCATTCGCACTTGAGTTGTTATTTGGAAACTGCTGCCCAGTTGGTATGGACACACTATTGGACGGCACAAAACTAGGAAGAATAGAATTCACAATATTTAAATCGCCGCGCCCGCCGGCATTTTGATCTACAAATACTGGGTAATTAAATGTACCAACTGGGATTTCCAATGTGTAGTAACATTTCTGTGGGTCAAATCCCTCTATATCAGCAGCACTTACTTCCAGTGCAGCGATACCAGTCGCGGCTAATTGCAAGGTGAGTGCTTTCTGTAAAAGAACCGTGTTACCTTGGTAGTTTAATATCCTGCAGGTAATTTCTGCCCCTGTGATATTTACGGGTTTTTGTTCCTGATTCAGAAACTGGAACTGAAGCTGGTTATCTACACCTTTGTGTAGAGTAAGAGGTTTCGCGTATTGTGGCATATATTTCCTTACCGAGGTGCCGGATAAGACAACGACAATTTGCCGAGGGATATAGTAGAAAACTGAGGTTGCATACATTTGTTATTCACTTCTAATGTTGTATTTAGCATCTTATATTTAGTCACAGAGGAATAATACCCGAATTGTTTCCTTTGATAAATAATCTTAATAACAACATTATCAATGATACCTAACGATTTCTTTAAACGCCTAAGCGAGAATCATCCCTTCATAACGATTTGCTCATACGCCAGCCAAGATTATGTTGGAATCGTCCAAAATCGTGATGATGTAGTAACTACCATCTATGACTATGGTGCTATACAGGATATAGCAGTTAAAGAGAAATTCTTAGAATTGGGTGATGTGTGGTGGTGGGAAAGCAATAGACTGATTCCAATCAACTTATTTTTAAAAGATGATTGGGCAATATTCAAGCCATATATCAGAACATTCAATAACAAGAGCTTAATAATACTACACGGTCCTGTATGTAGTATGTCTGAACTAAGCAAGCGCCGCAGCAAGCGCCGCAGCATTACTCTTGTAAAACGTCTTCAATAACAGGCATTTCTTGTAACAGATTCATATGCACTACTACTAATTGTGCATAGGCGACGGCGTGACTACGCTTAAAGCTATACCCGCCGTCAGAACTATCTTTATCCCAAATCGTCTTTGCAATCTCACTCCAAGATGACCCAATCAAATGTTTCTTACCAGGTCTAATCATAGCTAAGAACATAGCCAGTCTTGGAATGCTATTTACAGGTTCAATCATACGCTGTATACTTTGATAATGATTATTCAAGTGAATAAGATTACCAACGAACCTTCTATCATTCAATAGATTCCAATCAGGTTCTCGCATTAATTCTACTAAATGGGATTCATCTCGCACATTTGCATATACGTGGACATTAAGTAAATCTAACTTAAAATAGCCGCGTTCTTCTGCCACTGTATAATCAATTGATGCGATATTGTTGATAGGATCATACGGGATATCAGTAATATGTATACCAGTAGCGTGCTTTCTTATAGGTGTTATGTTACGCATTGCCGCTGGTATATGCTTAATGTGTTCTAACAATAAGTCACGATTCCCTAAGTCAATGTCTACATCGCCTTGAAACTTCATGGAGGTGTTACACCAGCAGCAATAAGAATTTTATAAGCCTTCTGTACAATAACAGCTTGGCGAGTTGCATCTTCTGAAGCCTTGTGAGTTGTTACGTATCCACCATCTTTAAGATTAACACCTGTAACATCATATAGTGTTCTAGTGTCTCTGACTTTATGAAAGAGCCAGGGTGGTTGCATCTCAAAGCTTGCCCAAGATGTTTCCATTGCTACGATATCAAATGCCGCGCCGTGACTCCAGGGCTTATCTCTGTTCCAGCAAAATTTATGCAGCTTCTCCATTGCTTCCTTGAAGGGTATTCGGTCGTGATCGCCCAGTGCTTCGTGTTGAGCAGCCTCACTTTGATTCCCCCACCACTTTACTGTCTCGTCATTGATAACTCTACCCAGTGCAATCTGGTCTTCAATTGAAGGTCGTAGGTCTATTCGGTCAGTTATACCATTTCCCTTAGGGTCAAAGATAACTGCACCAATTGTTAGTAACACGCAAAACGGACTTGTATCAAGTGTTTCGCAATCAATCATAATATCTTGTGCCATTTTATAGTTTCCACATTTCGTACATAGTTTTAAATTCGTCTTTTGTAATCTCTATTGTAACACGCCCTGAGATTAAATGAAAGTCCCAACCGTCGCCGCGGTACCCAAAGTTTCTTCTACACCACTTTACGATAGCATTCGGATCTTCATTCTTTGCTCTACAATCATATACATATGTTTTTTTAGTACCATATGATCGTGGGCCGACAATTTCTATTGTTTCGTATTCAACTACCTGATTTAATCTGCTAAATCCAGGTGTGTTCAATATTGCCATATTATCCCCAAAGTAAACTGAACCATATTGCATCCTTTTCATTAATAAACTCTACTACCCAGCACGCCCTATACCCGTCACGCTTACGACTAAGTTCAGCCGCAGACTTCATATACCAACCCTTACCTTGCCAATCAATGATTGGCTTAGAATGCAGCAGTGGGCCAATATTATCTTGTAACCATTCTAATACTTCCGCATAACGACCATATGTCTTTACGGTTATCTTCATTCCCATCGTAGTCTAAACAGCGTAGCATCGCTTGGATTTTTAAAGGCAAACTTCTTTAAATTGCGCCTGATGTTGCCGTGATCTGAATGTAATGATGTTGCAAATACATCCTGATGGAATGTTTGTTCACACCAATTTCGCATCTTAATAAAGTCTTGACGATTTAGTTCTACTCCGGTTGAATACCAGTCAGCATCTTTAAGAGGTTCAATCTCTACTACTGTCCATTTTTCCTTACGGACTAGATTTCTGAAGATATGTTTCATCTTAACTCCATCTTAAAACAAACATCATTAATTCTTTTTCGTTTGTAAACTCTATTGTCATTCCGACAATCTCAGCACCCAATTGAGTATCGCACCAATCTTTAAGTTCTTCGTAATGCGTATTCCAATAATTAATATCACTTAGCACTATCAAGTTTGGCCCATATCCAAGATGTTTCGGAGCAACAATAAAGCGTTTTCCTTTACCTAACCCCACATTAATGTCGCTATCGTCATCCATTTTGCGTGTTTCTTTCTTACTTTGATTGTTAGTCTATTTTCTGCTGCATTGTTATCTCTGAGACCCCATTGCCAGTCCCATCCCTGCTTGCCTACATTAGCTTCAAGCCAAGGACGATAGTGATCATTCGGGTCTGCTGATTCAACTTCTTGAGGAGCTGTTCCTACACCAGTATGACCACGCTGGGTGTAGTTGACTATGAATACTTTACCGACGGGCCATTTAACATTAATAGTAACTCCTGGCATCCAGTGCCACCAAGCAGCTTCTACTAAGTTGCCCGCTCGTTTATGTATTTCCCATTTAGCCATATCTTCTTGTCTTTCTAATTTATTGCGAGGCAACTTATATGGCCATGGTAACATACTTGGTTTTGGCGGAACAGGTCTAGTTAACTGAACCATATCATTGTATGCTCAATTGCGCTTGATTTTTGTAACGTGCATATCAATCCATCCCGTGCATTTTTCAGTATGACAAGTGTGATATGCCTGATCAGGAAAAGTAATCCCTGTAAAAACATTGCCCATAGAGATTCGCTGACTGCATAGTCCTGTATTGATATTACCGTCAGCATTCACCACACACGCCTGACTTGCTGCATAACAATCCCATCCTCGGAAATCTGTTATGCCCGATGTAATTAATTGTCGAGAACTAAATCCGGATTGAACAGGTATACCTTGTGCATCATATAAACTAATCGAACCTGAAATCGTATGATTTGAAAACCATTCTAATTGATCCGGGCTATACTTAGGATCCAAGTCTAATCCAGACTCGCCGCGGCCACTAAACTGATCTATGGGTTCAAACATCAACTTTGGATTTACATTACACAGTGGTTTCAATTCATTATAATGATTAACACTTTGTTGCCAACCTTCGCCGGGCGGCATTAAAAATTCTACAGTTACTGCTTGACCGTATTGTTGTATTACATTAATCACATCTATAAAGTGCTTAAAGTCTACTTGTTCATAATGATATGATAGTGCGACACCGGGTCGCTTACTCAAGTTCATCAGTTGATGCCAATAATCTAATTCTCTAGAACCGTTTGATATCATACCTATGCCAACTCCGGGAGCTGACTCTTCTATAATCTCAAATAGTTCAGGATGATATGTTGGCTCTCCGCCTGAGAATATTACAGCCGGATCCTTGAACAGAGCTAAGGTTCTCAGTACTACTTCTTTACTATGCCATTTATATTTACCTGAATAAAAACTAGGATGACAGTATGAGCATCTATAATTGCATTTGTCTCCGACATACCAGTAAATAGTAGTTCGGTCATTGTTACACATATTAGAAGCAATCCTAACAGCATCTGAGTTTATTTGCATATTCATTTCGCCCACATCAGTAAAAACATTGTTAGATAACTTTCTTTTAAAAAATATATATGACCGGGCCAGCTACTTCTGCTGCATCTCCAATCATCGTTTGGAAATGTCTTTTCGCACCATATACATATTATATCTAATTCTTTGTTGTTATACAAGTCAATCGGGTGTTTATAAGGTAGGACGACACGATATGACCCGTAGTCAACTATCAATGAACCTTTGGGTATCTTGGCTTTTGGCTTCTTTGGTTTAGGTTTTTTCACGACCACCTCAAAAAGAACATCAAGGCATTGTTCTTAGAATCAAAACACAGGGTGCCTGTTCGTTCAAACGGACCGCCCCACGTAATAGACACCAATGATTTAGATTCAACTTTTGTTAAATGTTCTTTTATTTTGATCCATCTGTCTGCGCTCAATGATACCGAGTAGTCTTCCAGTAATTTCACGCCCACCTCAGTAAAAACCATTCTAAGTCCTTTTTATCTTTAAAGCTAACTTCGCCCCACATAATTTCATCTTTCCATCGTAATGCAGCGTTGATATCTTTATTTTCAGCAGAGCCAAAAGATTCTTTACACCATTTTTTCATTTCTGCTCTGTAGCCGGCACCCGAGACGCCTTTAGCCCAGCCGTTAAATGCTGCAACCCAATAATTATCAGCAGTAGATTGATATATGTGAAATCTCATGCCCACTTCAATTTAAACCAAGCAAGGTGCTGTATATTTTCAATATACCATACATCTGACCCACTAAATGGGATTGTTCCTTGATACTCCGTTATGATATTATTTTCATCACACCAGTTCCATACTTCTGCACGATAACTTGAACTAACTACTACAGTGTCTTCAATCCAGCTCATTATGCCCACCTCAATACGAATAACATTGCAACTTTTTCATCGCGGAAGAAATACACAGTGCGATGTGTATTATCCATTAGTGTATCTTCTGGATGACACCATGCATCATAATCATCGCCGGCATTTGGGCAGTGCTCACTTAACCAATTGGGTAACCAAATGATTGCCTCATGCATACCAGTTGGTGCAGCAATGACTACTGGTGTCCAGTCTTCACACGTTTCGTATAAATACCCGTCATATATTTTCATAACCACCTCAATGCAAACCAAGTTGCTTTTTCTTCATCGTCTATTAAAATACACGGGGTGTGCCAGTAAGCAATTGTAATACGAGCGTAATACCATGCTTCATTTATGGGCCCTACATTCTCTGTTAACCATTCCATACATCCATCAGGCACACCTTGTCTAAATTGAAATCTCATAACCACCTCAACTTAAACCAAGCTGCATCACGCTCAGATGCAAAGAAATAATCAATCTGAACCACAGCCTGTATACCAACATTTTCAGCTACATCATTGGTAATATAATCCGGACAATGTTCCTTGGCCCACGCTAATGCTTTCCACTGTGGATCGTAGGGTAGAGTAACCTTCACGCCCACCTCAACATCCAAAAGATAATATCGTCTTTGTTTTCAAAGCCCCACCACTCTTCTTCATTGTCGGGGTCACTGCTATAGCAACGAACTTGCCCACTGCAATTTTGATTCACCCACTCCCAATATGATTGCTTTATGGTAATATTATCGTCGATAATTAACTGCCTAAAGGTAGTAGACAACGGTCTTACACTTACAAACCAATTGGATTTTACACCAGCATCTTCGGGTATCCATAATGCGCTTTTAGGTCCACCGAGGCGTGAGTCTCGTTTATTGAACATTGCTTTAAATTGTTTACGAGTTATGACCATCTTAATACGAATATAGTATAACACTTTTCGTCATTGAACTCAATAGAATCGGGTTGATACCATGGATCATCCCTCACATCGCAAATTATTCGACACTTGAATTCTCTTTCAAATTCATCAAACAATACTTGATTTTCGGGTATATTATAATGAGCACGCAACCATATCGCAGCATTGTTAGCTGCGGCAGAGTCCCCTGATATTGTTATCATGCCCACCTCAAACTAAAAAATGTAGCCAACTTGGGATCTTTCACTGTGATAGTAGGAACATACCGAATGTCATCAGGGTGGCGGCCGCTATAGACCCGCTCATAGAACCAAGTGTCAGTTTCTTTTCTCTCAATTTGTTCAGCACCGGCACGATAGAGATTGCCCGGTCCCACATTGTTCCACAACCATACAACACATTCGTTGGGCACTCCTCGGTTAAACTCTACTCTCATTCCCACCTCAATACAAACCAATTTAACTTTGATTGGTCAACAAAGTAATATTTGTTACGCATACGCTTCCATCCAGTTACTGGTTCCTCGCCCCAAAAATCTTGTGATCCAAACGTTTCTTCGCACCATTGATCAATGTCTGTGTATGACTCGTGAAACCACGGATCGTTATTGTGCGGCACTGTTGGCACCTCCGGTAACTCGGCAATGTAGTAATCTCCTTGTAATGATGAAGTTTCTATTTTCATGACCACCTCAACACAAACCAAGCATAATCTTTTTCATCACGGAAGTGAATCTTGTTTTCATACCTATGTTCCCAACGACTCCAAGCATCGGGATTCCAAGGATGTGGACCGAACTGTTCCCTACACCAATGTACAACATCAGTATAATCTTTAATGTCGAACTCTGCTACATACCAGTTAGCACGGGTAAATTTATACTTTGATTGTGGCGTTGTGTAGTACCTCATCTTAAAGATTGTTCCAGTATAGTTTGTCATAAACGGCACATGTGCCATATTCGCAATGGATTTAATCCATCGGTCAATTTCTCGAATTAAATCATCTTTTGTCATGCGTATTTTAACGCTATCATCATAGCATCTATTTCATTGTTAGTTGCTACAAATACTTGGTCGCCTCCGCTAAATTCGTTAAAGTGAAAATGCCCATCCCATTGATTGCGTTCGCCGCGGGCAAAGTAATACACTGCACAGTTACCCAAGTCCCGATTAGGATAACAATACTGTTCAAAGTCTTTGCACGGTACCCAACAAACATGTTCGTCAAGATCAAATATCTCTACAGACACTGGTAGTATATACTTGAAGTTCATAAACATATTTTCAATCGTGCTAGCACGGCGAACAATATTTTCTTCTTGCCACTTGCGCCATACTCGCTCTTGCTTGGTCAAGCCAGTGCTCCAAGTTAGATATTTGTCTTTAATGTATTCAATTATTTGCATAGTTCAAGTAGCATTTTATATTGAGCATACGCTTCTGCTACTGATGGATACCTGGCACGAATGCGAGCCTCTTCCCTACCAGATTGATAGTCTACTTCGGCTTGATTGTCCATATCAACCAGATGCTTGAATGCCCTAACAGATAGTTCAATGTCTACTCTGGCGTTGTCTATGTTACTATAGTAATCCATTGCTCTGCCCATAGTATAACCCTCGTTGTGTCTCGCGTTGTGTCCTTGTTCGTAATTTATTTTGGCACCGTAACGGATTACAAAATCTTTAATTGTTTCATTATTCATATCCACCTCAAAATAAAAAATGTAGCATCTTTGCCTTCTTTAAAAGCAATATACGTCTTATCCCAATAACGATAATCTTTAATGTTATTTTCTGTTAACCAGTCTGTTACTTCAAAACGAAACAATGTAGGGAAGTGCCAGGGAAACGGTATTTTAACAATAGTCCATCCCATTGCTTCATATAGTATATGTGTATCAATACTATCGGCTAACTCTTTGCCAAGTTTATCGAGGTATGTGTGTTGCATATTGTTCATGCCCACCTCAAACTAAAAAATACCGCATCTTGGTCGTCTTCAAACTCAATAAACTTTTCATTGGTCCATCCAGGGTGAAAGTAATATGCTGCACGACAGTTAGCTTCACACCATCTTCTAATTTCCCATTCCTTTAGGCTCTGACGGCGCCATTCTACTAGATTATCTGTGTAGTCATAATCTACACGATGTAGCACTGGTACCTTAATGTTAGGCAACTCCGGCCATAGTATTTTATATGTAATCATGACCACCGCAAGCTAAAAAATGTAGCATCTTTATCTTCTTTAAAAGCAAATGTAGTGTGACCGAACATACTATGCATAACCCAAACCTTATCACCCATACTTGTCCAAGTCGCGGGACTCTGATATGTCCAGTCGCCCGGCCCAATATTCTTACGGCACCACATTTCCATCTCGTAGTTTTGGTGGTATCGATGTCTACCGAATGTGACACAACTTGCTGTATTACTCATGACCACCTCAATTTAAACCACATCATATCTTTCTCTGTTTCAAACATTAGGTGACCATCTAGGTATTCCCAACGAGTGTGAAAGTTCTTATCCATCCATGTAGAAATTTGATACCAAGTACCTCCGCTGTCGTACCAATCCCGGGTGCGACTGCATTCCACACGGTAGGGATATAGTTCTCTAATTGTTTTACTCATGACCACCTCAATACAAACCAAGCATAGGCTTTTTCATCAACTAACTTGAACCCTGCCAACTGACCCATACTAGCATAGTGGCACCGAACACCACTGGCCTCTTCCAAATTCTGTAAGAATTCAATGTTAACGGGCAGATGACTATGACGCCATTTTCCAACCATACTAACAAACTGAGCACGGATACGGAACTGTTCAGAGACAGTTATATTATTTGGAATTAGTTTTCTCATGACCACCTCAATACAAACCAAACATAATCTTTTTCATCACTGAAACTAATAGTTTCCCAGTTAGCAGACCAGTTATCATATCCAAAAGTATCATAGCACCATTGCACGATATCTATGAACGGGGCAGCACCATTGTACTGCCAACTGTACTTAGTAGTCATAACCATTTCAGTATGAAAAAAGTGCGATCTGCTTCAGTGCGAAACCAGAATTTGGAATTATTCATATACCAGCGTGAGTTAAGATTATTCCAAATAGAGCCACCGTCTGGTCCGAATGTTCCAATAGCCCATTCTTCCATAGTTTTCCAACTTGAACCTAATGTCCCATATGATATTTGAGGGCGAACTATGTAATACCTGGCACCGTGTATTCTACCTTCACTTAGTTCTAGCTCCATTTCAGCGCCATCATGGTATAAAGTTTTTCGTGTATGTCAATCTTATTTGAATAATGCATCAACCTAAAGTCAATGTGTTCGTGCCACAATTCTTCGGGTTGCTCACGTAACCATGCACTTACTTCTTTAATGCAAGTCACAGTATACCAAGTCTCACCGTCTACTGGCGCTTGATCTATTATTGAAAATTTAGCAGGTAATTGTGTCATAGATCCATACATTTGATTAAGCATACTTTGCCGGAACCACGGGCAGCAGTAAACAGAGTTAGTTCCCCGGGCTTACTGCTGCTGCTCATAGACATAGTTTCAATATCGTATATTGCTTTCATAACTGTATTATAACAGATTATGGATTAAATGTCAATAACCGCCGCGTGCCAATAACTCTTTGACTTCTTTTGCTATCACAGGATCACGCTTAAACTTGATCGCCCATTGCTCTGGATTGATATAATCAAGTATCATTGAAACATTATCAGAAGTCAAGTTAGATAGAAAGGTAGTACCACTGTCGCTTTGATACAACAACCACGGACTTATCTTACCCGTGGTTATTGCATAGCATATACGATTTACATTGCCATACCTGAGGCAGTCGTGTGATTGTATTGTTTCTTGTTCAGCTAACTTGATGGTTGTCTCTATACTGCGAACGATAGCATCCATTGGATCTTCTATCTTAGTGTATGCAATCAAGAATTTTGTGTAAACACTGTCTTGACACCAGTTATCAATTTTAATTTGTTCTTTAAGCAACCAATCAATAAATCTACCTACACTGATTGCATTGATATCTGCACAATAATTACCGAACTTAACGAACGCGGTGTAATAAGCAGACTTGATAAATTCTTCAAAGGTTCTGTTCTTTTTGCTGGTGCTGTTGCGAGTATAAAACTGCAACCAAGCCTGAAACCCAATACGATTGCCCTTCTTGTCACGCTCAATCCATCGGTGTTTGTATTCGCAGATATGACTGAGAACTGTTTTTTCTTTAATGAATTCTCTACCGCAGAACTCACACCCATATTTTACCGGTTTATCAATTACCGCGGTCTTTGTCATATTGTTGTATCTCTTCGTCGGTGATAAGTTGATTGAGAGCTTCAATGTCGGTTTGCTTTAAGTTAGGGAATAATTCTGCCAGATGGCATTTGCGTTTGTGATCGGCTACGAAAGCAGTTGATACCTCTGAGATATCTTCTTCGCTTGTCTTTGGGTATATCTTTTTAAAGTATTCCTTAACATCCTTTGCCTTAGCAGGTTCTTTTAACAAACTTACTTTACCGCTTAGATGCGGTATCCATTTGTGAAACTGCTTACCTAAATTAGGGCTTGACGCACAGAGCATTAACCATTGTAACTTGGGATGTTTTTGCACAATCTCATTGAACAGGTGAGTATTAGCATAATGATCTACGCTGCGAACATAATACCCAGCAATATCACCACTGCCCCCGACCGCGCTCATCCAATGCGTCATCATAAAAGGCATAAACTTCTTTTGCTGCTCTTCGGTCAACCGTTCAAGGTAACCGTAGTCTTTTTTATCCAGTGCAGCTAACGCATCAAACAAATCAAAGTCTTGATTTTCAAGTTTCTCGTCTGCTGGAGTTTTTGCTTTTGTTACTTTTTTAGTTGCCATAGGTTAATTATATGCTTAGTAGGTATTGCTGTCAATCTAAATCAAACCCGATATCTGCTGCATTTAGGTTAGGCATAGTAATACCGTCAGTTGCGAAACCTTCAATGACAGTGTTTAGATAACTTTCAGATGGAGTGGTTCTTCTGAGAATTTCTCTATAACTATCAGTCATAAAATAAACCCAGGCTTGCTTAGCGATACCACCGTGTAAAATGTCTACGTATTCTCTGTCATAGAAAGTAGGATAGCCCTCTCGCTGATCTAAATCATCTAATATATCACGATCAATTTCCCACAAGACGCCCAAGACCATATTACCGGGCTTATCATAAACATTAGCGTAGCAAAGCATTTCCCATTCAAAGCCAGGTAGTGCTGCTGGGCCAAGTCGGATGGCGCCCTCAGACATAACATCATTGTGCGTTAACATACCATAAGAGAAAAATAATAAAGGTTCGTTCATATTAAAAAGCCTGAGAATAATCTACAATTTCACAATTACGACTTACTTCTTTGACGAAGTAAACACATTTCGGTTTCAGCCCATCTTCAATAGGAACACATAGGAACTGCCCGTTCTTTAATCTAGGTGCGAACCAAGTAACATCATTGTATATGTCAACAATCTCAATAGGAAGAAACGATGGACTGAATGATGATAACGGGTTAAATTCAAACGCATTAAACCCTCGATCATTGATACTGGTCAGTGGTAATGTCTCCAGATCACCGTGTTCTTTCTCACCGATTACAATCTGCCAATCTACTGGCATTTTGATTGTATGCTTGCCGATCCTTAATACGAGGGCGGGTGAGTTGAATGATTCAAGGAATATCAAAGGGATATAATGATAGTCTACATTCAGTGGATTAGAGTTATCTAATATAGCAAAACGTAAATCATCAATCTCTTCAGGAAGAGTTTCAAGATCATAAAATGTGTTGTCAAGGGTTAGTATGCGCAAGGTTTTCTTTCAGTTAATGTATTATAGTCTATTTTTACGAGATTGTCAAGCTTATTTGTAATTTAATTTTTGGATAGAAAATGGATAATTCGCATCCTTGTAAAATTCTTTACGCTTAGTCAAATGTCGCTTGGCAAACTTACAGCTTGAAGTTATGTCATAAATCTCAACATGGTCTTTGTCTTCTGCTTTACGAATACCGCGCCCAATACTTTGAATAACTCGCACAAACGACTTGCCGGGTTCAATAAGAACCACATTAAAAATGCGAGGAATGTTAATACCAACTGCTGCTACCCCATAAGTTGCAACAAGCACTAATCCTGACTCTACGGACACTTTGTCATATTCTTCCTGTCTCACTTGAGCCTTAGTGCCGCCACTGATAAACACTGAATCAGGGATTCTACTGACTAATTCAGTACCAGCATTCACTCTATCAACTAACACCAAGGTATTACCGCTTGCTTTTAGATTTTGAATTAGTGATGCAACTTTGTCTAATCGTTCCGAGTCTTCAAGTAAGTGCTTCAGTTCGGTTTGATAATTAGGGAACTCTACTTTATCTTGCAATTGAACGATGTTAACGTGACATTTAGCCAGCACGCCTTGTTCTTGTAAGGTGCTTGCTGATAGTTTATTAATGACAGGCCCGAGACTTACGAAGAGAGCTTGACTTTCCATCTTAGCTTTCGGGATAGTACCAGTCAATCCCCAACGAATAGGAATCTGCCCCATTACCCCTGTAAGCAATGTCTTTAAGGCGTCTGCCTTTGCTTGATGAACCTCATCAACAATAACACATACTACCCCTTCTAAAAAGTCCTGAATACTAACTTCAGCTTCACCTGACTTAGTATTCTTCAACATCACATTCAAACTTTGCCAAGTGCAAATAGTGTGCGTTTTGTTAATCTCTTTTCTTCCACCATAGTATACACCAACATCAAGTCCGAGGTTGATATAATCCTTTTCTGTTTGTGTTACTAAACTGGTGTTAGGAACAATAACAATACTACGCCCGTATGGCTCAATCGTATAGCTAAGTGCAGCAGTCATAATTGTTTTACCAGCACCAGTTGCAATCTCTTGTAGACACGCTTGATTACTCAGGAAGTTATTGATAAGTTCAATCTGATAATCTCGCAGCACAATAGGTGCGCCAGCGACAGGATGACCAACTGGCCAAGTCTTGTGCTTGAATGTATCTTCGGTGCAAGGAGTAAACTCAAAATTAGTGCGATATTCTCTGGTATCGTCTAACTCAATATCATATCCGATACGATCTAATACTGGGATGATTTCTTCCAATAGATTTACAAAGGTGCTACCACCGAGGCTGAAGTAACTCATCTTACCGTTCCATCTACCTAGCCGGACCGCAGGCAAGAACCGTGCCCCGGGAATTTCATATTCAAATAGCTTCATCAGTGCTTTACGTTCACTTAGCTCTAAGCCAGAAATCTTGCAGTTTACTTCATCTGCAATATGTATGATACATTTTTTACTCACATTATTACCTTATTGTTATGGGACGAGAGTCCACTAATTTAATTACCTTTGCTACCTTACACGGTTCTTGAGTCATATCAGTTACTGTCCTGAACCTTATTATAACCGGATACTTAAATGTAGTAGCCGTGAATGCAGATTCAAAATCATCCATCTGATGGCAGGAAATGTTTGCTGCCTTTAATAACTTTCTAAAAGCCGCCTTATTGGTAGTCATACTAGGGCCGCCCGACAGATACACAAAATCACAGTTTAATTCTTCTAACCATGGTACAATATTTAATAGATCACTCAACTCAACTACCGGACTATATTGTGCTGCAAAGTTGACTATCGCTGAATCACAATGATTTACTACAGAGCTATCAATAACGATTCCGTATCGTACCAGCTCAGCTAATGTAACCGGGGAGAAATCCAATTGTATATGAGCTACCGCATCATTCAACGAACTATTCATTGCGGTAATCAATAACATTTCATTCACATACACGAGAGTGGGTTGCCAATGTGTTATATTCTCAAACTCATATAGTTCTTCTAATAACTGCGTTGTTATTGCGCAATGATGTATATTATTGAAGTGTTTTTTAGTTGTTTCTACTATAAATTTTAGATTACCAGCACCAAACGTAGTGTTATACAATTTTTCATCAGTGTTCCATTTGAAATTATGTTCAATTGATTTACCTAACGATTGTATAAAGCCTCTATGATAAGGAGCCTTACAAGTAATCATCCCGTTATTGATTGCGATATATGTATCAACATATTCAGGTGTGCTTTCAACTACAGTAGTGTCCCAAGGCAACGCGATCAACTTATCAATAAACATTTCGTGTTTAACAAACTGTTTATGGTATGTATATAGTATCTTGTGTAACAGTGCAACTTGATTAGTAGTAACTCTATTTTCGTGCTGAATCATTGTTTCTAAATTCTCTAGGAATTTTAAATCATATCTACTCATTCGTAGATTATGCTTCATATAATATATCAAGTGTTCAGATGTTTTCAATTCCATATGTAATTATACTACAGTCAAAAAGATAATACAAGCATAAAGGAAAAGAAAGGGACCGTAGTCCCTTTTCTTTATATGCGTGACAGCAATTATTGAGTTTTCATACAAGTAACTTGTGTAAGTTTTTTCCAATTGTCTGGGCTGATTTTAACTAAGTCAGCGATCTTCAAGCCCATTCGCATAGACACTTCGCGCAACTTTGCTTTGTTCTGCTCCATAAAGTCAATGATCATATCACCTTCACCATTTTCGAAATCATAATCAGCAAACAGACCGCCATCAGCATCCCGATGCACTTGCTTGATGCGCAAAATTTTATCACGCTCTGTATTGATAGTCAGGTCCAGATAGTGACAACGAGATTGCAGGGCATCCAAGTGAGCTTGAATCTTTTTGGACCGACGATCAGTGAAATTCAAGTTAGTGATAAAGATGATAGAGCCGTTGAAGTTGAAAGTATTCGGGACACCTTCATCACGCAACAGACGACTATCTTTGTTCCAAGAAATGCGGCGAGTCTTACCAGAATCAAGCGCACCTTTGAGCACATTCAATGCATCTTGATCTTCCCACACATCACAATCATCAAACACTAAAACATTTTTAGCATCAGAATATTTGTAGAGAGTAGCAAACAGACCAATGCCTGACATAGCACCTTTGACAATCTGAAAGCGTGGACGCTTGCCAGAGATTTTGTCAAACATAGATGCCTTTTCCATTTGCATTGTAACACCATGCGACTTGCCTACGCCCGGAGGGCCAGTCACAATCATAGCACGAATATCGCTATTGATACAAGCGCGAGACATTTCATCAAGCACAGAAAAACGACTTGCAATACGGTCCATTGCCTCTACATCAGTTTCTGAAACTGTTTCAATTTTTGAAGTATTATTCAACTCAGGGGTTCCATCAATAAATTCAATTTGCTCAATGCTATCTACTTTAACTTTAACTACTGCAATGTCAATTGCAAACTGTCCGTCATTTTTAACTGTCACATAACTGCCAGTTTTGCTTGTCTGAAACCCTTTTACCAGAGTGAAATTTTTGTCAATAACTGCTTGATTGCGATATGTACCAGAGAGAATGCGAACTGTAGCCATTTTGTAATCCTATTTGTTGCTGTCTAAGCATTAATTATAACACCAAACTGATTTAATGTCAACCGTAATGAATATAGGTTTCGTATGGAACATTCTCAAGAGAGAACAATCGCGCCTGAATTTCTTGCACTTGCTTGAGTGGTACATTCAGTACTGATGAAATACGATAA